AACAACTTGCATTAGCTGGAGCAGGCGCAGGCAAAGTTCCTATGGGAACAGGTGAACAACTACTGATGACAAGAGCAGATGACGGAAGTGGAGCAGTCACACCGACACCTATGCCAAAACAAGCAAGACTCATGGACGATGATGCTTTCTTAAGACGAGGAGATGACGTTAAGTTAGGTTCTGTTTTAAGTAAAGATGGAGAGATATTCTCTAATTTATTAAATGAAATAGAAAAAATAGGCACAGGTGACAGTCAACTTTCTAGAACAGAGCTAAAAGGAATAGGTCAACCTATAATGGAAAGTATTATTACAAGGAAAGGTAAAAAAGGTTTTCAACCAAAATTAGATGCACAAGGTAAAAAAATATATAACAGAACAGAAGAGGTAACCACAGGTATTAACTTTGCTGATAATCCTACAGGTGCCACGATTTTAGAAAAGTTTGAAACATTACCAGGCAGAAAGAATAATAGATTATATAAAGAAGCAAGAGAGGTTGGACTTATTCGTTACCTTGAGTTAAACCCAGATGAGGTATTTAGTAAAGAATCTGGTAAAGCAAAGTTATATAATATAGCCTCGCAGTTTACACCAGAGGTAACAGCAATAACATACAAACAAACAGATATTGCTCAAATTAGAGGAGAGATTATTGCTTTAGAATCATTGAAGACAAACGCAGTGACACAAGCAGAAAAAGATAGATTATCGGCACTCATCAAAGAAAAACAAGATTTAGAGTCTAGAACTGTCAATGCCATGACTAATGTAAGTGCACAAAGAATTGATCCAGGTGCTGGTAATAGAAATGCAGACGGAACAGATGGCACTATTGCTACAGACAATGTTCATATTATGTTTGGTCGTGGTGAAAGAGGAGAACAATTAGTAGGCAAAGATTTTTTAAAAGCAGACAATGATGATCCACCAGAGGTAAAAGAAGCTCTCGGTGAACTTGAAACTTTTTTAAAAGATGCTGGAGATACAGATAATCTTAATAAATTAAGGAACACTTATACTGACCACAGTTACAGTAAAACTAAAGCATATGATGGGCATGGCAGACTTATAGATACATTTGGAAGTCCAACGGGCAGTAATTTAGAACCCTCTCGTTTTATAAATGAGTTACAGTTTAATAGTGCTAGATTTAAAGAAAATCAATTAAGGACACCAGAAGAAATAGCTAATATAAATGCTAAAATAACCGAATTACAAAATGAAATTCAAAGAACACCATCTAATGACACAGTTAAACAAGTAGCATTAAGTGAGGCAGTTGCCCGTTTAAAAAAGCAGTTGGCAACAAAAGACATTGTTTTAAATGAAGAGCTAGTTGATGTTCAACAAATATTAAAAGTAGATAAACAAAAAGGTGGTAAGTTAGTAAGATTTAAAGAAATAAAAGAAGAGCTTAGAAAAAAATCAGAACAAATAACTACAGAGATAGCCGATCTTCAAACAAACAAGATACTTTTAGATAGTAACCTTACCAAAGTAAAAAGAGCAGGTTTTAAGTTAGACGAAGATTTAATTAAAAACACAACTGTGTTTGACAACTTTAAAAACAATGAAAGCTATTTACAAAACTGGTTTGATAATGTTGATGATACCGCTCTTATAACAAATACTGAACCTAGAGCACCTGGAGAAACTATAGGTGAAGGTATGATTAGCGGAATTGAGGTATTCCATAATAACAAATATGGAACGAGATTTGAACAAGGAGTAGAACTTCCAAAATCACCTAATGATCCTTTTTTTGAAACACCAGAGGGAATGGAAGATATTGGTATGAGACTACCTTTGTCGATTGCTAGATTTATTGGAAGCAGTGGTAGAGACAGAAACTTTACTCTTGAGAGAGTTTTAAAATTTTATACTAGTAATACACCTCCTAAAACTAGTCGCTCAACAACGCCTAGAAATATGAATGATTTATTTACTGCTAGAGCAGCTGACGATGGAATGATAGTTTCTGGAGATGCCGTAACACAAAACCCTTTTGTTACTTTTTTGGACTCTGGACAAAACACAAAAATTCGAGACGTAGATATGATTCACGACCATTTTAAAACACTTGAAAAGTTAGTGAAGTCAAAAAAAGTAGATCCTAATAGTTTTAAAGTATACAACAACCTTGCAGAGCGAGACGAATTTTTTGAAGGGGATAGTTTGGATGGTAAAAAGCATAGACTTGATATGTTTACAAAACTAGGCATTGGTATCGAGTACGGAGATTATATTGCGGCAAAATTGTTAAATGATCCGTTACATTTTATGAGAAGAGGAAACACTCAAAAGTTTTTTAAAGATGCCTTAAAAAATTATGGACAGGTTTTAGAGCAAAAAGTTTTAAAAGACCGTATTACAATGAACATACTTACAAACGAAGAGTTTATTAAAAATGTAGGAAAGCAAAACATACAAGAATATAAGGCAAGACTCAAGGATATAGAAACAAGAGCTAGAGCAGAAAGTCTAGAATCAAATCCTGTGTTTAATGACGAAGCGAAAAAGGTATATGAAGATTTTTTAACTGATGCAGAAATAGAATTTAAATCAGCTGGAACTGGTAATATAGATGATGTAGTACCATCAGGCAAAGGTGCAAAGATAATTAAAAAAATTGTAGAACAAACAGTTGATGAACATTTACAAAAATATAATAGCATACCTCTTCCACAAAACACTGGTAATACTGTGTTGATAGCTAACACCCTCAAAGGAGGTAGTGTACAAGGACGTAGAAATATAGTTGATGTAGAGTATCTTCCTACAAAAAGAAAAATACTAGGAATGGAAACTGATGTCATAGAAGGAGAGTTAAAATTTGATTATAAGAATTTTGGAACTCCTCAACAAAAAGAAGCCACCGTTAGAAATGCAAGTTTTGCAAAGTCTTTTGATGCTTTTAGTAAATATAAAAATCCGTTGTTGCTTAGATTAGCAAAACAAGAAGAGTTTGATGCGTTAAGAAAAGAAGAAGCTGCACTTTCAAATGTCATAAAGAATAAAAAAGACGAACTTGATAAAGTAAAAATAGAGTTACGACCTTATGAACGAAGAGGTGCAATATCAGATATTATTAATCAGTATGCTGATAAACTACCAACTGAAGTAGTAGGATCACTTAATAAACTTATTTCTCATGCTTCAAGATCAAAAACACTTGGAATGAATCCATCTTATCAAAATACAAATCAAGCGATTGAGTTAGCAGTTAATTCTATTGTTAAACAAGCTATTAAAGACGGAAAGAGATATGTCGTATTCCCTAAACTAAGAGATTATACTTACCCTAGAAACTCTGGTCCAGGTCATGCTAAATCTACAAGATATAACGCTTCTGCTGGAGATCCGTTAACAAATATACTAAAGAAAAATTTTGGGGATGGTTATTTTACATCTGATGAATTTTTTGGATCACGAGTGCCGACAGGTCGTGCACAAAGAATAGGATCAAGAGGAGGTGTTGATATGAACAATAGTCCGATTGCAGATGATGCTTTACCAGGTAATGTTGATAAATCAAAATTTAGAATTATAGATCTGACAAAAATCAACCCAGATTTTAAGATACCAAGATTTGCAAAAGGTGGTATACTAAGTAAATTTAGAAAGAAGGTAGCGTAATGGCAGAAGAAACAATATCTCCGATGGTAGACCAAGCACTAGGTGCTGGTGGGCCTGGTGTTACTCCAGAAACAGACAGTTTAAGAATAGATCTAGATGAAGCACCAGAGTTGCCTTTAGGCATAGAATTAGACACAGGCGAAGAAGCACCAGTTATTACAGAACAGTATGTACATAATGCTAATCTTGCAGAGATTATGGAAGAAGGAGCGTTAGCTTCTCTTGCCTCTGAATTACAAGCTAAAGTCAAAGAAGATTTAGAATCAAGGTCAGATTGGGAAGAAGCAATCGCCAAAGGACTTAACTTGCTTGGTATTAACTATGAAGATAGAAGTAATCCGTTTCTTGGTGCAAGTGGTGTAACGCATCCGTTGTTGTCAGAAGCTACAACACAGTTTCAAGCACAAGCCTATAAAGAGATGTTGCCAAGTGGCGGCCCAGTAAAAACACAGATACTTGGTGTTCCAACAAAACAAACAGAAGACCAAGCACAAAGAATAAAAGATTACATGAACTTTCAACTGATGGAAGTTATGGAAGAGTACGATCAAGACACAGATCAAATGCTTTTTTATTTGCCACTTACTGGTTCTACTTTTAAGAAAGTTTACTTTGATCCAACCAAACAAAGAGCCGTATCTAAATTTGTACCAGCCGAAGACTTAATTGTACCTTACTCTGCTTCTGATATAAGAACAGCAGAAAGAGTGACACATATGGTACGAATGAGTTACAATGAAATTCGTAAACTACAAGTTGCTGGAGTGTATAAAGATGTGGAGTTATCTGCTACAGATACTGGAGAAGATGAAGGATCTATCCAAGAAACAACTAATGAGCTTCAAGGATTATATCCAAACTATTCAGATGATAGTTACACCCTACTTGAAATCCATGTGGATTTGGACTTGGAGGGTTTTGAAGATATGGATATGCAAGGGCAGCCTTCGGGTATTATGCTCCCTTATATTGTTACCATTGATCAAAATTCTGGCGAAGTTTTATCAGTGGTTAGAAACTTTAGAGAACAAGATCCGTTAAAAAGAAAGAGGCAATACTTTGTACATTTTAAATTTTTACCAGGTTTTGGCTTTTATGGTTTCGGTTTATTACATACAATCGGTGGTTTGTCTCGTGCAGCCACATCAATATTAAGGCAGTTAATCGATGCAGGTACTTTATCAAATCTTCCAGCTGGTTTCAAAGCGAGAGGTGTTCGTATTCGTAATGATGACGATCCTCTTAATCCTGGTGAGTTCAGAGATATCGATGTCCCAGGTGGAGATCTCAAAAATTCAATCATCCCATTGCCATA